ATACTTGAGTGAAGCGTTCTTGCGGATGTATGCGCCAAGATCAAGCTCCATGTCAGTCACAATGCGACGAGCCATAGGCTCAATGATTTGGTCGAGTTGGTCTAGCTCAAGAGCTTCTTCAATGTTTCCCCACTCAGTAGCAGCAGTGAAGTAGTCCTGAACTGTACCAGTAGCCTTACCTGCAATGATGTCGCTCTTAGTGCTTGAGCTAATGTCACCGCCAGAAGTACGGATTGAGTTGTAATCGTGTGGACGCTTGAAGTCTACAGTTGAACCGCTTGAAGGGTTGAACTTGCCTGACAACAGTTGAGTGTTGACAGTCTTAGTCAGAACTCGGCTGGCTTCGAATGCTTCTAAGAAGACCCGAGCCACTTTCCGAGTGACGTTACTATTAAGATTGTTAGCCATTTTACCTTTTCCTATTCAAATGTTGCGCCTTGTGGCCCTCTAGGTTTGGGGGCAGTTCCAGCGCCGTGTGGCTGCTCCAATGGATCAGGAGCAGAATTTACCTTGGGTTTAAGAGCAGCAGCCTTCTGCTTGACCGTCGTTGCTATATAGACAGCCGCCCTTGCAGGTGACATATCTTTTAGCTTCTCTAGTTCTAAGAGGTTCTTAGACAGATAAGTGGTAATCAATGGCCCTTGGTCTTCCTCAAGAATGAAATTAGCTACCTCATCTTGAATGCCAAACTGGGCTATCGTGTTACCTGCTGCCTGTAAATCCTCTTTCTTAATCCCTAGCTTAGTAGCCCTTTGGGAATAAGACTGAACCTTCTCAGTCAGTGCTTCTTGCTGCTTTTGGGCTTGCTGTTGGCGCAGCATTTGCTGCTGTTGCCTCAAAGCCTGTTGCTGCGCGTCATACTGAATCGCAGCCTGCATAGCCCTGTCCCTCTGTTCTAGCTGCCTTCTGTATTCCTCGTCAGAAACTGCAAAAGGGTCTGGAATGTCTGGGACATGCGGTCTACGCTGTTCAGGAACTTTCGCTTCTAATTCTTCAAGCCGCTTTTTAAGGGCTTCTGCCTCTCGCTCCTTCTCTCGGAGCTTAAAGACCTTCTTACCCACAGCCTCATCAAATATCCGCTGTTGTTCTTCACTGAACTTGATTTGTTTATCCTGAGTCTCCTCAGCCTCGGGTGCTGAATCCGAATCCTGTTCCTCAACAGAATCTTCAGTTTCTACTACCTCCTCTACTACTTCTTCCTCAGAATCAAAGGTGTAGTTGTCTTCTGGTTGCAGCTCGCTCATGTTTTGCCCCTTACGGTAAATGCCACGAAGAAAGGTCGTGTGCCTTATGCCGATAATACCATATTTAGGTAAAAATCAACACTTGTTAGCTAAATAGGCTAATATATGGGCAAATTCACCAAGGAGTTACTCATGAGCGATATACTGGACGCATTTGAGACAGACGACCCAGATCAGATGTCTGACATCCTGTTAGATACTATTGGGCAGCTAATAGAAGCTGACAGGGCAGGAGATGGCCCTATCATTGAGGAATTATGGGAGAAGGTTGAGGATATGATTAACAGCTTGATTGACGCTGTTTAAGCTATTCCTCGTAACGCACTGGTAGTACCAACGCTAGAAAGCAGGTCTGCGCTGTCAGCCTTGGTTGGGTCAAACTCTGCGTTGGTGGAGCGGATGTTTTTAGGGTCAAATATTATATCAATTGTTGCAGGCTCATAATCTTTAGGGATTGATGGAGGCAAGGCAACATCAGGCGTGTTTTCGAGCATTCCGCTTGCATTTACCTCATCTAGAATATCAATCATTTCCTGACTCATAGGCTCATTGCTGGCAGGTAAAGGTTTAAGTGGTATTTCGTTGGACGCTTTGTCAAATACATTGTTAATTGTTACAGAGTCATATCCTGCAAGTTGTGCGGCGTAAGCAATATCATCTGTCCGTGCTACATCACCCACACTTGAATGCAAATTTGCTTTTACCTCAGCAGGTAAATTACTAACAGGGATTGAGTTAAAGTTATTTCTACCGCCTTCCACAACAAGATTGTTTCCCTTGTTAAGATATGCAGGCACAACATAGCTTCCGTATTCTCCAGCATCTTCAGGGCTGCTAGTAAACATCTGGTAGTTTCCAGCTTTGTTTGGGTCGTATTCGCCACTTAGTCCTCTGTATGATACTCTGCTAGTATCAAACCCAAGGTCTTGCGCCCTCTGCATTCTGGCTTCTGGGTTCATCCAGCTTGGCGTTAGTTGGTCATTAACACGCTTGGTGTCTATGAGGGAGTCATCAAATATGACGTAATTGCTAGTGCCTTCACCTCTGTTTCTGCTCATACCATCAAAGTATTTAATACCTTTGACTCCAGATGCGCTTAATTCTTGAGATGCAGAAGCAGGACTTCTTCCCATCTGATCGGTGATAATCCTGTATATATCACTGCCTCTTAGATCGGCAGAATCTGCAACACCCAAATAAACTTTAGAGCCAGTGTCTTTGGGTATATAGCTTTCCACACCATTAAGAGTCAGTATGTCATCTAATACCTTTTTAACTTTTTCTGGCTGCTTGCTATATGGCGCGTCCCAATCTAACAATTCTTCAGGAGACACATTTAGGTTTACATCATATCTGCTGGCTGCGTCAGATATTTCCTGTAACTCAGGCTTTACTAGTGTTGTATATAGTTGCTTTTCATCAGGGGAAAAGCCTTCTACAACATACTCTAGCTCATTCATAGTTTTTGCTTGGCTAATCCCACCAAGTATATTGTCAAGTTTTGTTTGGTTGCCAGCTAAATCATAAATCTCATTTAGGTCAATTCCTAAACCATATTCATCTATTGCCGCAAAATCCCGTGGGGTTTCTGTGCCTTCAAATACGTTTTTGAAAAGAACATTCAGCTTGTCATCTACTTCGTCAACATCTAATCCTTTTTCATCTGCAAGGTCTAAGACATTTTCTTTCCAATCCCTTGCGCCTTTGTAATCTATTAAGCCTTCATAGACATTCTTAAATCTATCTCTAAGCTCGGCTGTATAAGGAGTATCTACGTTTTTTTCTTTGAATCTAAGAACTGGCGAATTGAATTGATTGAAATACTCGTCGACTACGGTTGGATTTTCCGCAAAATACAAACCGTGTCCATAAACCTGAGCGCCTTCACCAGTGCCAATCTTATCCATTGAAAACTGTTCAAATCTATGCGGAGAAGCATGACCAGCAGGTATTACATTACGCAATGCTGAACCAACAAACTTAACACCCTTAGCCGCCGAATCCCCAATAATCGGAAGCGCACCAACAGCCGCAGCCAATGTGTTAATCCCTGTGCCTAGCATATCTCCTTGGTTGTAAGAGGTGCGTATATCACCTATACCTACAGCGTCACCAACAATAGGAGTAAAGTCTATGCCTGTCTCAACGCCTTCTCCAGCATTGATAAGACCTTGGCGATACCCACCACCTATGCCGCTGTCATCAATTAACTCACGCAGCTTGCTACCTACCGTAGCTCGGAAGTTAGGGTTGAATGGGTTGTAGGATGACTGAAACGCAGAGACTTGTTGGACTCTGCGCTTATCCAGTTCCTGTTGAGCTAACTCAGCGACGGTTGGCAAGGTTGATTAACTCCGCTTCAGACATAAAAGGGATTTGAGACTTCAACATCTGCTCTTCCATCATGTCAGACATCTTCTTCTGGTTGTCTAGCTGCTCACCCATTGCCTGAGCTGATGTCTTGTCTATGGTAGCGCCAGCTTGCTGAGCCTTGATCTGTGTCTCCATGCGCTTTGTCTCAGCGTTGAAGGCATCAATCTGGTTGTCAGCTTGGTCACCTATAGCTTGGCTCTGGAGCTTCTGAGCTTCTAGCTGTAGCTTGATCTGCTCGTTCTGTAGCTTCTGCATCTCTACCTGAGCGCGGATCATCTCAGCCTGTGCCTTCTGCTGCTCTGCCTGAGCTAGAACCATTGCAGGGTCTGGCTGTTGTTGGCCTTGCATCATCTGCTGCTGCGCTGCCATTAGCTCCTCTTCAGTCATCTGAGATTGAGGAATTAGGCCAGCTTGCATCATCTGTGCGCGCTTACGCTCAGCTATCTGATTAGCCGCAGGGGTGTTGATGTTCTGCAACAACAGGTCACCAGCTATCTGCATGAGTGACGGATCAACCTGAGCCAAGCTAGTGATAGCCTCAAGTGTTTCTTGTTGGCGGTTGCGGAAGCTCGGCCCTGCCCGACAGATAACGTCATACACACCAATGGACAAGTCATTGACCGTAACCATCTCACCAGTTTCGTTATCAATAACGGTCTGGTTGATGTCAGCCATATCGTAAGTGTCGTCTTCACGCAGCACACGGATAGTTCGTGGCGTGTCATAGACTTTAGGGATAGCGTCCTTGATGAGATTACCAGTGGCTTGTATGGCTATCTCCATTGCACGAGTGTACTGGTAGGTAGCGTTGTCGCCTTTGTTCTGGAGCTGACGGATTGCTACGCCTGACTGTGCGTTGGGGTTGTCGCCCATATTCGCAGCAAACATACCAGAGGCAGCATTCATCATGCCCTGCATCGCAGTAGCTACAGTCCTTAGACCTGCGTTGATCTGTGCGCCACCGTTCTGCTGTGGTACTTGTGGAAACTCTGGGTCAGGGTTAAAGAACTGCACTGGGTCAGAGTTAGTGTTGAGCGTAGCTAGTTGGTCTTCATGACCAGCAGCCTGAGTAGGAGTCATCCAATACTTAGCCCTTGGAGCTAACGCACCTTCCTCAATCTCACGGCTCATGGCGTAGTTCAAGACACGCTGAGGATCAAGCAGCTTCTCTACAACACCCCAGTAGATTGTTTTATTCTCAAAGACTTTGTAGTTACCGTAGACAGGCACAATAGGAATGCGGTTAAACACCGTGTCCTTGTCGTCTTCTAGCCAATCTTTACCATCAAAGTACCTTGAGCAGACCTTGTGCATCTTGCGCTTGCGTCGGCGTACCTCAGTGACTCCCATCATCTCTAGGTCGTCTCTGATCTTCTCAAAGTCATCATTGACTTCGTGGGTCTGACCATTAGACATCAGCACTAAGTCACGGTCTTCTGACTCAACATACAGGAACTCACCCACCACAATGACTTCAGCCTTGTCGTAGTATGCGTCGCCTTCACGGTCATCTGATACGGACTCTTCCGAGCCTTCAGGCCATCGGTTCTGGTATTCATCAATCGCCATTGGATGCAAGACAAACGCATAGCGTGAGTCAGACTTATCTTGCTTCTCTGCCGCAGGGTCAAACCATACCCTGTCTAGCGGATTGGCAATCTTCTCAATCATGATGTCCTGATCGAAGGAGTTGTCATCTGCAAACTTAGAGCAGACACGCCACGCATCAAAGCCACCTGTCACCATGCCACGGCAAGATTGAGCGTAGACTTGCTTGGCGTTAGAGAGATTCTCAATGTTACGGATAATGCCGTCGTAGGTATTAGCAATATCCTTAGTGGCGTTACCACCAGCAGGAGAGACTCTGATGTCAAAGTCTGCCTGCTCAATCTCTGAGGCTATTTGAGAGACGATAGGGTTTACTTGGTCAAACGTGTAGCGTGGCTTGTTCTGGTTTGAGTGCCACCAGTAGGCCTCCCACTGACCGTCACGTTTATCTAGGAACAGATGCGCCTCACGAGCCATCTCACGGTTATCATGGTCTGCCTGTTGGCAAGCAGAGAGAAGGTTGACCACGCTTTGATGGTCGTCGTATTTATCCTTGTAGGAAAGATCGTCTTCGGTGTATTCGCCAGACTCTTCCTTCTCTTCCATTCCGTTTTCGTACTCAGCCATAACCTAGCCCCAGCCAGAGAAATTGATTTTGACAGCCGCTTTCTGGACTGCCTTTGGTGAAAACATAGACATCATGAGTGCGTCTCCCATGTTAGGTGACGGTAACTCATAAGGCTTCTTTGCCATGTCTATCTTCGACATTATCTGGATTTTACCATTATTTGAGCGTTTTTGCGGTATTCTGCAAACTTCACTGCGTAATTGATCTAGTACAGGTATTTCACTGCTCAGAGAGATAAGCTCGTCAGGGTTGATGTATTCACCCTTCGTGACAGCTCGGTAGGTAGCCTCGAACCTATCCCTGAGCTTCCACCAGTATTGCGCCCTCTTGTTAAAGAACGTGTCCTTGTTGGTCTTGGAGTCTGAACCAGAGTAGGGGACGTTGGCATCATCAGGAGTCTCTGAGCCACGGAACTGGTGCTTCTGCATGGAGGTAGACTCTAGCTCTTGGTCTACCTGACGCTTGAGAGATATACCTAAGCCGTCACAGTCCCAGACAAACCAATCAGCCTGCGCTTCACGAGCCTTGCGTAGCGCCCAATCCATTCCCTCATTGCTGTCGCCTGTTACCTTTTCACACACATCCAAGACTACAGAGCCTTTACGCAAAGCAAAGCCCTTGCTGTCTCCACCCTCATCAGATGGATCGTGTGAGGCTATCAA